GCCGGTGAGCGCGCCGCGGGCGTGCAGGATGCGCAGCGCCGTCGCCACGGCGGGCGACACCGCCTCCGCATCATCGAGGATGAGCAGTTTGTGCTTGAGGCCGCTTGGATCGGCGTGGAACAGGGCGTTGTCGGTCAGCCGCGAGACATGGACCAGATGCTCGGGCGGGGTGATCGCCGTCAGGGCCCGGAGCGCCGGGAAGCGCTCGCCTGCCGTCGTCGCGGTCAGCACCGCCCAGACCGGCTCCGGGCAGAGGCGGCTCGTCGCCGCCAGCACCACCAGGGCCTTCGCATCCGCTTCACCAATCCATCCCAGGTGCTCCAGATCGTCGGCAATGCGGTCCAGCAGATCATCCGCACGCAGCAGGGCCGCCGCCGCATCCCGATCCGCGGCCGGCATGGGCGGCAGCTGGTCCGGCGTGACCACTGCCGGGACCGCCGGCTTGGCCAGGGCTTGGACCGCAGGCAGCAGCGCGACCAAGGCGTCGGCGATCACCGCCGGCGTCAGGCCGGTGCGCAGGCTGGCGCAGGAGGCGAAGCGCAGGCGTTGCGCCACCACTGCCAGATCGAGCCGATCCCGATGCCGCTGATCGCCCTGCTGCAGCACGACCTCCAGATTGGTGGTCTCGCCCCAGGGGATCTGGCAGGTGATGGTGGCCTCGCCGCAGCGGAAGACCGCCTGCTCGATGGCCGCGTCGTGCCGGATCAGTTCGATGACAACCGCTGCAGGTGGCGGACGCGGCGTGGCGATGGTCGCCGGTTCGAAGGGAAGTGCGGGCGCAGGCTGTTCCGCATCCGCGGAGGCGATGGGTGCAGCGGCCGGCGTCGGGAAGGAAACGATCGCAGCAGGTGATGCCGTCGCCTCGTTGCCGCCCACCGAGGCTGAGATGCCAGCGCCCGCGAAGGCTGCCGCGATGGCATCCCCATGGCGGAACGCCCGCACCTCGACCTGCCGGATGCCGCTCGCCGCCAGCCGGGCCGCGTTCCGCTGCGCATCTGCGGCCCCACGAACCAGGAGGGTCGGCTGGCCGGTGCGCCAGAGGCGGCCGACCCGGCGCAGGGTGTCGGTTACGACGAGGCGATCATATGCCGTGGCCAGGACCGGCGCGATGAGGCCCCGCGGCTCCGCCCAGACCGTCCCGACCAAATGGCCGGAGGTATGCGAACGCAGGGTCATCAGATCGACCACGGCGCCGTGATCGTCGAAGGCCGGCACGACGATGGCATCACCCATGAGGATGCCGGCGATCGCCCGCCGCTGGTCCATGGTCAGGGCTTCGCGGAAATCGACCGGGAAGTAGCCGAAGCGATAAGCGCGCAGCAGATCAGCGTCATCCAGGCCCAGTTGGCGCAGCGCCGCCAGGCCTTCGCTGGTTTGCAAGCGCCCCTCGGCGTAGGCGTGGAGGTCGCGCAGGAGCAGCGCGGTGATCGGTGGCGGCGCCGCCTTCGCCTTCGGTTGCATGCCCAGGAGAGCGCGCACCCCATCGGAGGTCCGCTCCGGGGACATCGACATGAGGACGCGCTGGACGTTGATGAGCGCCGGGGGCAGGGCGTTGGCCAAGCGATTGAGCCCGGCGGCGGTATAGGAGGCGAGCAGCACTTCCCGACGCGCCACCCAGTCGGCGAGCGGCGCCAGCACCGCCGGATCCTCGACCAGCGCGACATCATGCACGCCGGCCTGATGGAGCCGCAAGGCCAGGAGCGGCGCATCCACCAGCACCACGCGGGCGCGGGCATCGAGATCGTAGGGACAGGCGAGGCCCGCCGGATCGCTGGCGAAGGTGTGCTTGTTCTGCGCCGGGGTCAGGCGCACCACGCCCACAATCTGGTCCGGCTGGCGCGGATCGCAGGTCGGCATGGAGACGCCCGCGCCACGCGGCAGGCGCCGTCCGACCATCCCCAGGCGGGCGAAGATCGCCGCGTCGACCTGACCCAAGCGATAGGCCTCCCAGGTCGACGGATCTGGCAGTCCCTGCTCGCGCAGATATTGCTGCGCCGCCGCATCGAGGCCGATCGGGGTCGTCGGGCCTGCCACCGGCAACGCCGCCAGATCCTCATCGCGGTCGAGGACCACGATCGGGGCGTCATCGGCGGTGGCGGGATCGCTGGCCATGGTGCTGGTGGCACATGCCGTTTGTACGGCCGGCTCGTCCTCCTCGCGCCACACCAGCGCGCCCAGGCGCGCCCGATCAAGGGAATCTGCGGCTCCGGCCAGTGCGTCACTGAGGTTGGGCATGACCATGGCCATCAGCCCCGAACCCAGGCGTCGAGACCGCAGGCCAGGAAATGCTCGCGGATCCGATCGACAGCCCGCTCCAGTTCGTAGCGCGTCTTGCCTGTCCGCTTGGTGATGACGTGCAGGTTGTCGCCCTGCATCAGGGCCACGGCGATGTCACGGTCCTTCTCCCACATGGTGGCGAGCGCACGTCCCACATCTTCCCGGCGATCGGCCTCGACTTCATGGGCGACTTCCCGGCGCTCGATCCGCGCCTGTTCCTCCTTGGCCGTATCGGCGGCGTATTCCCCCCGGAGCAGCTGGTAGCGGGCGCGCGTCCGCAGGGCCATGTTCAGCTGGTTGTCGATGACGCTGATCAGCACGGTGCGTTCGCAGGCGCCGTTGGACTTGGCCGCGTCGAAGACGAAGGCGAACAAGATCGGAACGAGTTCCTGGCGCACCTCATCCAGTTCGTCGTGGCGATAGCCCCGGAGGCGCGCACGGGCGTCGATGAGAGTGACCTTCCATGCATCGATCCCGTAATCGATGCCCTTGGCGCGGGTGGTGGTGTCGGTGGTAGAGGCTGAGGTCGGCATGGCCGGTGTTCCCTGGGTGGCGTCGCGCCCCGAAGCGCTCGGGGCATGACGCGCAGAACACCGGCGAAACCGGCTCACTTCATCGCGGCTCAAATAGAACGAGCAGATGTCTGCGCCCGCTGGGCAGACAGGCAGGCTCATCTCGCAGACAATCGCAGACACGCCGTCGTGTCTGCGAGACGTCTGCATCTGTCTTTTGATCCTCCTCGCTGTCTCCGAAATGAGCCGGGGGTCCGGCAAACAACTTGGTGACCGCCGGGATGCACCCAGCGGACCGACCACACGGAGTTGCCCATGGCCCTCGCTCGAACCGCCGATCCCCCCACCTCCCACGCCGCCGCCAGCGCCATCGAGCGCAGCGGCATCGCCGCCGCCCACCGCGCCCGCTGCCTGGCCGCCGTGCGCCAGTCGCCCGGTCAGACCGCGGCCGAGATCGCCCGCGTCGTTGGCCTGGAGCGCCACGCGCCATCGCGGCGCCTGCCGGAACTGCGCGACGCCGGCCTGGTGGTGAACGGCCCCATCCGCATCTGCACGGTGAAGGGTCGGCGCAGCCTGACCTGGATCCCCGCCCAGGAGACCCAGCCGTGACCGCCCTCGTTCCGACCCTGCTCAACATCCTGATCCGCGAGCCGGAGGCGGTGTACGCCTCCCACCGCGCCGACCACCTCAGCAGCCACGCCCTGGCCGAGTTCCGCAAGAACCCGCTCCTCTACCGGAAGAAGCAGCTCGGCTTGGTCGCCGACGAGGAACGCTCCGCCTACCAGATCGGCCGGGCCATCCACTGCCGCGTGCTGGAAGGCGCCGAGGAGTTCGCCCGGCGCTACGCGGTCGGCGGGCCTATCAATCCGAAGACCGGCAAGTGCTACGGCGCGGACACCAAGGCCTTCAGCGAATGGGCATCGGCCATCGGCAAGCCGGTGGTCTCCGATGAGATCGCCGCCCTGTGCGAGCGCATGGCCATGGCCGTCCGCGAGCACGCCGAGGCCGCGGCGCTCCTCGCCGATGGTCAGCCCGAAGGCGTGGTGCGCGCCACCTATGGCGGCGAACCCTGCCAAATCCGCATCGACTGGACCAACCCGGATCGCGGCATCATCGACCTCAAGAGCATCGACAATCTCGACTGGTTCGAGGTGCAGGCGCGCTCCTTCGGCTACGCGCACCAGCTGGCCTTCTACCGCGCGATCGTCGCCGCCGTCACCGGCGTGAAGCCGGAGGTCCACGTCATCGCGGTCGAGAAGCAGGAACCCTACCGGGTCGGCGTCTGGCGCTTCTCCGACCAGGTCCTCGACGCCGCCGCGCGGGAGAACCTCGCGGCGATCGCGCGGCTGAAGATCTGCCGCGACCAGGACCGCTGGCCCACCGGCTACGAGCAGATCCGCACCTTCGACTACCTCGGCTGACCGCCGCACACCCCAGGAATACACCCATGAGCACGCTCGCTTCCATCCTCACCGGCGCCAAGCCGGGCCCGCGCCGGATGCTCGTCTACGGCACCGCCGGCATCGGGAAGTCCACCTTCGCCACCTGCGCCCCGTCGCCCATCGTCCTCCAGACCGAGGACGGCCTCAACGAGATCGACACCCACAAGTTCCCGGTGGCCACGTCCTTCGACGAGGTCATGTCCAACCTCGGCGCGCTGTACCAGGAGGATCACGGCTACCGCACCGTGGTCATCGACTCGCTGGATTGGCTCGAGCGGCTGATCTGGGCCAAGGTCTGCGCCATCCGCCAGGTCGCCTCGATCGAGGACATCGGCTACGGCAAGGGCTACACCTTCTCGCTCACCCACTGGCGCGACGTCCTCGACGGCCTCACCGCCCTGCGCGATCGCAAGGGGATGACCGTCATCCTCATCGCCCACGCCAAGATCGAACGCTTCGAGAACCCCGAGACCGAAAGCTACGACCGCTATGTGCCGCGCCTGCATAAGACCGCGGCGGCGCTGGTCGCGGAATGGTGCGACGAGGTGCTGTTCGCCGGCTACCGCGTCTTCACCAAGGCGACGGACGAGGGCTTCAACCAGAAGCGCGTCCAGGGCCTCGGCTCCGGTGAGCGGGTGCTGAAGACCTCCGAGCGCCCGGCGCACCTGGCTAAGAACCGCCTGAACCTGCCCGACGAACTCCCGCTCGCGTGGAGCGAGTTCGCCAAGTTCCTCCCCGGCGCTCCGGCTGCCGCCGCTGCACCGGCCCCTGTCACCACCACCCCCACCACCCACTGAACCCGGAGACACGCCATGGCCTCTCTCAACTTCGATGCCACCCAGGTCGAGCCCAGCACGGGCAAGGACCCCATCCCCGCCGGCAAGTACGTCGCCGCCATCGTGGCGAGCGAGATGAAACCGACCAAGAACGGCGCCGGCCAGTACCTGGAGTGCGAGTACCAGGTGCTCGAGGGCGAGCACAAGGGCCGCAAGGTCTGGTCGCGCCACAACCTCCAGCACCCGAATGCGCAGACGGTGCAGATCGCCCGCGGCGAGCTGTCCGCCATCTGCCGGGCGGTGGGGATCATGACGCCGAAGGATTCGGCCGAGCTGCACAACCTGCCGCTCACCATCACCGTCAAGCTGAAGAAGCGCGATGACAATGGCGAACTCACCAACGAGGTGAGCGCCTGGGCCAAGAAGGATGCCGCGGCCGGCGTCCCGCAGCAGGCCGGCAGCAGCCCCGCCGGCACGCCCGCCACTCCGCCCTGGCTGCGCCGGTGATCCAGGGGATGCCCATGAGCCCCATCGCCATCACCATCACGGGGACGACACCGCTCCTGTGCGGCCGTCCGGTGCCGGATTCGGCAGCGGACGGCACGGATCCCGCCGCCCAGGCAGCCGAGCGCCTGTACCGCGACACCGCCGGAGAGCCGGTCATCCCCGGACTCAATCTGTTCCGCTGCCTGACCCGTGCCTCCCGCGCCTGCGGGCGGTGTCCGGTGGAACTGGTCCACAGCCTGGGCATCGCGGAACGGGACATCCGCATCCAGTCGCAGCGGCCATGGACAGTCGATACGCGCTGGGTGCGTCATCCCGAGACGGGCCTCCGCCAGCGCTGCCATCGACCGCGCTTCGAGGACTGGCGCCTCGATGCCACGCTCCTGGTCGATCGGGATGCGATCACGCCGGCCGAGATCCGGCATCTGGTCGAGGTCGCCGGCATGCAGGTCGGCCTGGGCGACTTCCGTCCCGATCGCGGCGGACCCTTCGGCCGCTTCACCATCAGTGCCTGGGAGCCGCTGTCATGAATCCCCACCAGACTGAGCACACCCGGCGCTGGTGCCGGGGACGTGCGGGCGGAACGAAGAGCCCGGCACGCCTGGCCTGGGAGCGGATCAAGGCCCAGGCCGGGCGGCAGACCCGGCGTCGGCGCCAGGCCGAGCGTCTGGCCGCAGCGCCGAATCTGCAACCGGAGGTCGCGTGAGCCTCGCCCTGGGCATCGACCCGGGTCTGCGCGGTGGCCTTGCCGCGCTCGATCCCACGGGCCAGGTGATCGGCACCTGGCCGATGCCCCTCGCTGGGGGTGAGGTCCATGCCGCTGGCCTCGCCGATCTGCTGCGCTCCCTGCGCTGCCTCGATACCCACCAGGACATCGGCGGGGTCTGCCTGGAGAAGGTGTCCGCCATGCCCAAGCAGGGCGTGGCCTCGACCTTCCGCTTCGGCACCGGCTGGGGCATGGTGCGCGGGGTCTGCGCCGCGCTCGCCATCCCGGTCGTGCTGGTGCCGCCAACGGTGTGGAAGAAGCGGGTGCTCCTGGGCTTCCCACATGACAAGGCGGGAGCGGTGCAGTTCTGCGCCAACCGCTGGCCGACCGCGGAACTCGTCCTGCCGGGATGCCGTACCCCGCATGACGGCATCGCCGACGCGCTCTGCCTGGCCGAATACGGACGTCTCCTCGATCACCACTGACACGGAACACACTATGATTACATGCTTCTTGCGCCGCCAATGCGACGGCGACGGCACTATCGATCCGGGACATGAAGGATTCCTCCGCGTGCGGACGGAATCTGACGATCAGATCGTCATCGTCATGTACCCAGGAAACGATGATCCCTGCCGATTCTGCAGCTTGGATCCCGATGAGGCCCGCGCGTTGGCCCACGCGCTGCTGGCAGGAGTCCAGCTCTCCACCATCGAACACAGGGCCTGATCCCATGGCCTGCACGATCTGCCCGGATTGCCGCGGCAGCGGCGTTATCCATGCCGATTGCCGCGGTCAGTTCCTGACCTGGTGCCGTACCTGCTCGGGCTGGGGACTGCAGCGGGAGGCCGAGGACGACGACGAACGCGATCCGATCGTTCTGCTCTGGCCGGAATCTATCCGCTGGAAGGACTGCGCATGATCAGCCTGCGCCCCTACCAGGACGCGGCGATCGCGGCCGTCTACCAGCACCTCGCCAAACGGGACGACCACCCCTGCGTCGTCATCCCGACCGGTGGCGGCAAGGGCGTCATCGTCGGCAAGCTCTGCGCCGATGTCGTCGAACGCTGGAACGGCCGCATCCTCGTCCTCACGCATGTGAAGGAACTGGTGGACCAGAACGCGACCCAGGCGGGCCGCTTCCTGTCGCCGCTCCTGGTGGGGGTGCATTCGGCTGGGCTTCGTCGCCGTGACATCGACCACCCCGTCATCGTCGCCGGCATTCAGTCAGTCTACCAGAAGGCCTGCGACCTCGGGCGCTTCGACATCGTGCTCATCGACGAGGCCCACCTCATCCCGCCGGATGGCGAGGGCATGTACCGGACCTTCCTGCGCGATGCGCTGGCGGTGAATCCGCGTCTGCGCCTTGTCGGCCTCACCGCCACCCCGTTCCGGCTGAAGGACGGGCCGATCTGCGCGCCGGACAACCTCCTCAACCACGTCTGCTACGAGGTCGGGGTGAAGGAACTGATCCGCGACGGCTTCCTGTCGCCGCTGATCAGCAAGGCCGGCAAGGCCAAGGTCGACACCTCGGGCCTGCATGTGCGCGGCGGCGAATTCGTCGCCGATGAGGTCGAGCACCTCATGGATGCCGACGACCTGGTACGCGCTGCTTGCGCCGAGATCGCGGAGCAGACCCGCGAGCGGAAGGCATGTCTGGTCTTCGCTGCTGGCGTCGATCACGCCGGCCACGTCGCCACGGCGCTGGCTTCGGCAACCGGCTGCGAGGTCGCCACCATCTTCGGCCACACGCCGGATGCCGAGCGCGATCGCATCATCGGCCGCTTCAAGCAGGGCGCCCTGCGCTATCTGGTGAACGTGGCCGTCCTGACCACCGGCTTCGACGCCCCGCAGGTGGACTGCGTCGCACTGCTGCGGCCGACGCTCTCGCCCGGCCTCTACTACCAGATGGTCGGACGCGGCTTCCGTCTGGCGCCGGGCAAGTCGGACTGCCTGGTTCTCGACTTCGGCGGCAATGTGGTGCGCCACGGGCCGGTCGATGCGCTGCGGGTCGCCGCCCGCGATGAGCGCGAGGGCGGCGCTGCTCCGGCCAAGGAATGCCCGCAATGCCAGGCGGTGATCGCCACCGGCTTCGCCCGCTGCCCGCAGTGCGGCTACGAGTTCCCGCCGCCGGAACATGACCAGCACGATGCCCAGGCATCGTCGGCTGGTGTGCTCTCGGGTCAGGTGACCACGGCCGAGCATGCCGTGCGCGACGTGTTCTACGCCGTCCACCAGAAGCGGGGCGCACCTCCCGATGCGCCGAAGACGCTGCGCGTCGAATACGAGGTCGGCCTCAACCAGTTCCACAAGGAGTGGATCTGCCTGGAGCATGTCGGTTACGCCCGCGGCAAGGCCGAGGCCTGGTGGCGGGCGCGCAGCCACGACCCGGTGCCGACCAGCGCGGTCGAGGCCTGCCGCCTGGCGAACGCCGGGGCATTGGCCCCGACCACGCACATCACTGTCCGCACGGTCGCTGGTGAGGACTTCCCGCGCATCACCGACTACCGCATCGGGCCGAAGCCGGAGCAGCGCGAACCAGGCGACGACCGCGAGGAGCCGGCCTTCGCTATGGCTGGGCCTGCATCATCCATCGATGACGAACCACCCTTCTGACCCCGGAGTCCGGATGCACATCACCGTCGCCACCATCGCCGCTCCCGCCCCGCGCCGTGGGCGCCTGCTCTGCCCGATCTGCCAGGACCGGCGTATCACCCCGGACTCGGTCGCCTGCACGTCGCTCCTGGGCCAGCCGGGTGAGGCACGCATCGACCGCGACGGGCTGCACCTCGATCCGAGCGCTGCGCCGGCCGAGGGCGGCTCGGCCATCGCCATCACCTGCCGCTGCGGCCAGGGTCATCTGTTCTGCCTGCGCCTGCGCTCCATCTACGACACTACCACCGCCGAGACGGTGGCGCTGCCCTTCGCGATCGCCGCGCAGGATCCGGGACGGAACTGATGGCAGAAGCCGTCGGCATCGATCCTGCCATCCCCGCCAGCTATCAGGCCGCCGGCCTCTGCGTGCTGCCCGCCCGGTGGCCTGCCAAGCGGCCGGCGCTCGCAGCTTGGAAGAACTACCAGACGCGGTTGCCCACCGCCGCCGAGGTGGCGGCGTGGTTCGCCAATCCGCACCAGGCCTGCTGCCTCATCTGCGGAGCGGTGTCGGGGAATCTCGAACTGATCGACTTCGACTGCGCGGGCGAGGCGTTCGATGCCTGGTCGAAGCTCGTCGTGGCCGAGGCTCCCGGCCTACTGGATCGCCTGGCAGTTGAGACCAGCCCCTCGGGCGGCTGGCACGTCGTCTACCGCTGCGCCGAGCCGGTGTGCGGCAACCTCAAGCTCGCCAGTCGCCGCGAGGACGTCGACGGTTCCGCCGAGGTGCAGCGCTTCGGCAAGGGCTGCCGACCCCGGAAGGACCGCGACGGACGCTGGCACATCGTCCACACCCTCATCGAGACACGCGGCGAGGGCGGCCTCTTCCTGTGCTCCCCCACCCCCGGCTATCAGTTGGTCCAGGGTGCCTTCACCGCCATGCCGGTGCTCTCCGCCGACGAGCGCGAGGTGCTGCTGCGCTGCGCCTGGGCACTCAATGAGGTGATGCCCGAGACGCAGGATCCGCAGCC